ATCTTTTTTAGTTGGATTGGTTTTAAATAGTGCTAAATATACTTTTTCTGGTGTTGAGTAACTTAAGTTTCGTACAGTTGCACTAATAAGTTTGTTTTCTAAGTAATGACTGAAATCCATTTTATTAAATTCCTATTGAGTTGTAAGTTGAATTGCAAGTGGTTGAGCAGGAAATTCTGATTGCTCATCTGATTTGGTTATAGAAGTTAATCCTCTTGTGTATAACTGTTCCCATGTTACAAGTCTAGGGTCATCCATTAAAAATGGTGCGGATTCAGCTAGTGAAGCATATAATACTAAATCAGGGCATACATCTAAGTATTCGTTAGTGGGATTAGTATCTGACATTGGCTGTGGTATCTTGTAGTAAGTCATATTAATAACACTTGAGACTGTCGGTTTAGGTGCTAACACAAAGTTGTCACTAACTAATGTGTAATTACTAGGAATACCATTAGTATTAACAAATGCCTTTCTATAAAACTGTGAAGTAGATAAAAATATTAAAGATACAGGCGGATTGCCATTAATGTGTATATCTTTCATTTCAAGAAAATCAGCTGGAGTAGGAACGCTAAATCCTGATGACAGAGTATAAGTAGATTGTTGTAATGTTTGTCTTAATCTTAAATCTCTGTTTAAACGCTTTTCTGCTAAAGAAATAAACATAGGTATCTTTTCTGTAAGGTCTGTTCGTGCAAGATAATCTGCTATGTTTGTCTTTAGATTAGCGTATGAGGTAAAAGCTGGCATTATAATCTTCCTCTTTTTGTTCTTAAATATTTATTTTCAGGTTTCATTAAAAATTTCATAAATTCTTTTTGGTCTAATACATGATAACCTCTCATGATGCCTAATTTGTTTAAGTAGTCTGTTACTGTGTCAGGGATTCTTGCGATTCTATTATCAAATATATCGTCACCCCATTTACCATCATCTTCATTATATTCTTTTTTGTTTGCATTAATAATATGCGTTACATCTTGTTCAGTCTCTATGACTAAACCCTTATCAGTTTTGTGTCCTGTAAATTTTCTTTTTTGTGATGACATAATAACCCTATAATTCTTTCTCTATTTGCCTTATAACAGTACATTCTTCAGTTATTACATGAGTATGAACTGTTGGCTCTACTGTATCTAAATAATCACCGCCAATAAAAGCCGTTACTAAAGCAATGATTGATACTGCTATGTTTTTTGTTTCCATTAAAAAGATAATCCCCTCTTGCGAGGGGAATAATCAATTACACTGACAAGTCAGCAACAATGCCATGAGCTTTCTCATTAGACACTTGTAAAGTATATTCTACAAGCATTTGATGTTTCTCACTATCTCCAGCTTTCGCTAAAAGATTAGATTGGAAAGGTCTCAATGTTGCAATAGAAGCCATAGTTGGGTCAAGCACTAAAGCTTGTTCACCACCGCCAGCATCTGCTGTCATAAATCTATCAGGTACAACAGATAAAGTACCGAAGTCTGATAAGTAAACATCCGCAGCTCCAATAATTGTTGTTGCTGATGATTTAGGTGCTTCATATCTTTGCTCTGCAATACCAGCAAAAGTAGAAACAACTTGCTTTTGAGCAGGTGGAACTACCAACATAGTTGGAGTACCGCCATTTTCAAATACAGACTTAACAACCGCTTTAAGGTTATCTTCTGTAAAAGGGGCTGCAGTTCCTTCAACTCTTGCAGTTGTACCATCAGCACCTGCAGTTCCAGAACCAACATAGTTAGATTCTAACCATGTTTGAATACCAGCTAGAGTTCTAGCAGTTCCTGTAGAGCCTGCAGTTTGAACTTGGTTAGACAAGATTGTTTTTTCCATGTCTCGTTTTAGTTCTTGACCACTCTTTGCTAACTGATAAGCAGTTTCTGTCTTACGACCTGCTTTATCAACTGCATCTAGTGTTCCAGAGATATGAACTGTCTTACCTTGAATTTGCGTTCTGTTACCAATACGAACTGTAGGAATAACTGAAGCATCATCTGCATCAGCACCTTCAATTAAAGCATTTGTATTAGCAGCTGCTAAATCATCTGTTTGCCATTCATGATAAGTTGCTGTTGCTTTAGTTTTACCAATAGATGAAACTACTGGTGTTTCTGTTGGAGCAATGTTGTAAATAGTATTGCTCAAATCTTCACGCTGACCAACCGCAGCTGGGTCTGCATCTGCATAAGTTTTATATGTTGCCATTTTTTATTTTTCCTTAAATAAAGTTTTCAAATAAAGCCGCAGCATCTCTGGCTGAACCAGTTTGCTGTAGCCGTTTAAGTTGTTTTCTTTTTATGTCTGTATTGGTTTGTTTTACTTTTGCACCACCTTTGACTGTTTTAGGGGCTTTTGAAACCCTTTTCTTAACACCAGCTTTACCTGCCATTAACTTGTCGTACTGTGCTGCTTTATGTAATACCAATACATGGCGAGAGTCATAGACTTGTGATAATTCCTCGTCTGTAAATCCAACCTTTTTGCCATAGCTACGAATGTCATTACGGACTTGTTCGCCTTTGGCTTTGTCTGAAAACTCTGGTAAGGATTCTGCTAGTTTAATTTGTTCTTGTTCTACAAACTTTTGCATTTGAGCATCATTTTGCGTTTTTTGCTCTTGAGCAATTCGCATCCTTTCTCCCTGCACTATTTGTAATTGTTCTTTCTTTTCGGTCATTTCTGCGACCTTAACTGCATATCCTACTGGGTCGTTCTCTTTCATTGCAGCTAATTCTGCTGGATTGTCATTTTGTCCATTTAAGAATTGTTCTATTGCCTGCAATTTTTGTGAATAGTTATCTCTAACTTGTTTAGCTTCAATAATAGCTTTAGCTTCTTGCTCTATGACTTTACGCTGTTCAGCTACTTCTTGAGTCTTTTTAGTATAATCAGAGCCGAGTTGATAAGATTTCTTTAGCTCATCAAGGGTAACTTCTTTTTCTTCACCTGCTGCTTTGATGGTGAAAGTTTGTTCTTCATCAACTTCTTCAGGTTCTTCAACTTCGGATTCTTCTTCAGATTCAACTTCTTCTTCGGCTTCTACTTCTTCTTCTACTTCCACCTCTGGTTCAGTTTCTTCTTCAGTTTCCTCTACTTCTGCTACTTCTTCGGTTTGTTCTTCTACAACTTCTGGTTGTTCCTGTGTGGAGTCCTCTGGTGCAGATAACATACCTTCAATAGCTGAAGCTGCATCTGTTACTGTTAGATTTCCACTTTCCGTTGTATCGGAAGTCATGGTGTCATCACTCATTTTCTTTCCTTGTGCCCTCTAGGTGTGGCTTTACCATACAGGCAATATGCCTAGTATTCTTTAATCTTCTTTATTATTCTTTTAATCGGTCTATTGCTTTCTTTTGTTTTTGTATTGCAATGTTCTTCTATATAAACATTCTCAATATAATCTTTAATCTCTTTGTCATACACTTTAGACTTTGTTGTTTTAATCATACATTCTTTGTGTAAATCAGTATCATTAACAGGAAGTCCTATAGGTTTAAACGCTTCTCCTACTACTGTGCCTGTAACTGCTCCACTTAAATAAATAAGTGTGATAATTTCCATTTATAATATTTTCCAAGCCCTATCTTTAATCTCATCATCTTTAGCAATAGATTCAAAACGAGCCATCAGTTCGTTAATAGTTCTGATTCTGACATAAGCTAATTCTCTTACGCTTGATTCATCATCATCTGAATGAATAATTAAATCCATTAATTCTTTTTTCATTGTCTCTATTTCATCATGTAATTCTTGACTTTGTAGTAAGTTTCTAAATGCTTCTGATTTTGTCATGATGCTATATTCTTAATTTTATCTAAAGCGTGAATTAAGTCCTTATCTTCATTTATTCTATTTTTAGTATTGTCATTCTTTGCTTTTTGAGCTAACTCTAGTTCACGCAATGCCATTTCTTTTTCAAACTCCATTCTGTCTTGCTGAAGCTCTAGCATTTCTTTTTGCATTTTAAGTTCTGTTTGTTGCTTCTCTAGTTCTAGTTTAGCCATTTGCTCTTGCATCTTCATCTGTGCTTTTTCTCTCTCTACTTCTGCCAGAATCATTGCTGCTTTAGTATTACTATCTTCTTCTTTAGGAGCTTCAGCAGCTTGTTTAGCCATTTGCATAGCTTGTTCTTCTGATATTTCCATCAAGAACTGACTATCATCTTTAAACCCTGCCATGTTTACAAACTTGGCTAGTGTATCTCTGTATTGCTTGATATTAACTAAAGGGTTGTTTAAACCATATCCTTTAATTACTTCTTCCTGTTTAGCAAGAATCATTTGCATAGTCGCTAGTTGTTCTTGTTTTCCGCCTGTTCCTAATCCAACATTAACAGTTAAATTGTATTCTGTGTCCCATTCTCTAGGATTCATAGGAACAAAAGAATTGTTAATTTTAATGATTCTTTCTTTGTCTTGGTATTTACAAACTAATTCCAGAATACCTCTAAACAATGTACTTACACCTGTGTCTGCAAAGATACGAGCAATAAGCTCTAACTTACCTTGTGATGATGATGTCATTGCAGATACGGCTGCTGCTGTTACATTTTGTAGTAAATTAGGGTCAAGACCTTGCTGTGCATCTGATACACCCGTTCTTTTTGATTGTAGCCCATCTAGGTATTCCAACATAGGGAATGATTGTGCTGCACTAGATTGCACTGTCATAGGAACTAACGCATTAGGGTTCTTAATACGAATAACACCGCCTGCGGTAGATGAAAGTAAGTCATCAAGATTAACCTGTCCTTCTACTGCTCCTACACGATAGTTGTTAGTTAAGTATAAATTGTCTAGCATTTGTCTAGTAACTGTAGACTTAATTAATTGTAAGTCCATTGCTCTGTCAGCAAGAGATTGCCCAAAGAATTTGTGTGGAATTGGAATAGGGCAGATACTATGAAAAGGAACATAATCACATTCCTCACTCATCAATATTTGATTACCTGAATAACAAACTCTATGTAGCTCTGCTATTCCATCTTTGTCCATGTCTGTTTTTACATAACATTCGTAATACTCAACCAACTCCATTGACTCATCATTAGAATCATTGGTATTAAAAGGTTGTTCGCCTCTGTCATATCTTGCAACTCTTTCTGGTGTAAATTGTAAGTTATCACCCATTGGTAATGTTTCAACAACGCTTGGCTCATAACCCATTGCAATTAAATCGCTGCGAGTCAATAAACTTCTTTGTGCAACAAAATCAGCATCCTCAATAGTCACAGCATTTTTGTCTATTAAAAATTCTTCGGGAGCTACATTTTCTATTTTGATTTTAGAGAAATCTTCAGTGCGTTTGCATTTTACATTGTAGGTAACATTGATGACAGGTTCTGTCTCCATCATCATTGGCATCCCCATTTCATCCATCATGGGCTGACCTGTCATTGGGTCTACTGCTGGTTGTGGCTCTTGTTCTATAACTTCTTCTACTTCTTCTTGCTCAATGATTTCAACTTGCTCGTCTTGCATAATCATTGTTAATTCATCTTCTGTTAAGTTCTCATACTTTTCTTTTGTTGTATTTTTCTTGTCATTCCAATAGGCTTTTACAATGCCTACTTTTTGTAACAGTGCATCTTTAAACCAATCGTGCATGATTTCAAAACCATTATTATCTTTGTAGAATATATGATTTGCATACGCTGTCATTTGTTCTGCTAGAGCACCATCACCTTCATTAGCTGGCTCAAACTCTACCGCTCTACTACTACCAGTAAAGACTTTCATAATTTGAGGTAACGCACCATCAACAACTTCAGCGACTTCACCTGTTACTATTTGTGAGCGACCTTCTACCTCATTACCATAAGGCTCTCTTAAATAGAACTCTAGTGCTGCTTGTCTATCTACTGATGTTTCAGATTCTATAAAACCTAGTGAGTCGGTAATATGAGAATCTATTAGATTAACAAGTTCTAAATCTTCATCAGATTTGTTTGTTTTTTTGTATGCCATTTATACTATCCTATAATTATACTATCCATCTATTATCAGTTTTAAGTGGTTTTGACCATGCTTCCATAGGGGACTCATCCATACCAACTGCTAGGTATCTAAACGCATCAGATGCGTGTGATGCCCAATCATGAAGTGGTCTATCATGAAACACATTTCTTTTTTCATCAAATACTCTACGATAGTTCCGTAGGGCATCTAATCCTTGTTTTGTTTTATCTTTATCAAACCAGCAGCGTGGTAATATTTGCCTTGCTGCGGCAATACCATCCATTACTGATAATTTAGTTGCAACTGTGATGTTTAAACCTGCTTCTTCTAACATCTCTTTTCTTGACTTACCTGTGCCTAATTCTCGTACAGCGACATCATGAGGTAGTATGTGTGTTGCATACATATAGTCATGTTCACGCAGCCAATTTACATAATAATCTAAACCAACACCATGATTCTCTACAAAGTCTATTAATCTAATTTCTTTGTTGACTACTTGTGCAACCCAGATGCCAGTAGAATCTGACATACCCAAGTCCCAGCCAGTATATGTCCTTGCTAATTCGTCTTTAGGAATGTCTATAATCTTATCTTCTTCTTCTAATTTGTTAATGATAGAAGAATAATATGCACCTTCTACAGGAGCTTGAAAGCTACATTCAAACTCTTGCATATACTTATCGTCACCCATCTCTGCTTTAGCAGCTTTGAGCTCGTTAGCATCTACAATCTTTGTTTCAGATGATTTAAATTCTAATAGTTCCCAGCCTTCACTTCTTGAACCTCTATCTCTCAAGT